CCACACTCATAACCAATAGATATAGATTTGTCACCTTGACTTGTTTGTCCACATTGGTACCCAATAGCGGTTGTTTTTGTACCTTGGCTTGTTTGTCCGGATTGATACCCCAAAGCAATAGATTGTGCACCTTGAGTATAGTGTCCAGCCCCTATCCCCACTGCAACACTGGAAGTTCCCTGATTTGACCGCCCCGCACTAGAACCCACAGCAACAGAATTTGCTCCCTGACCACTCTCCCCGGATTTATACCCCATAGCAACAGAATGTGCATTTTGACCTATCGTCCCACACGCATATCCCAAAGCAACAGTCTCTGGACCTTGGTTTTGTTTTCCAGACTGATACCCCATAGCAACGGAGGATGGTCCCTGAGCAGTCTGTCCACATTCATAACCAATTGCAACAGATTGTGCACCTTGAGTAGCCTGTCCAGATTGATACCCTACCGCAACAGATTGTGTACCCTGAGCAGTCTGTCCAGATTTATAACCTGCCGCAACAGATTCTGGTTGCTGGGTTGTTTGTCCAGATTGATAACCCAAGGCGGTTGATCGATCACCCTGATCTACATGTCCCGTTTGATAACCAAGTGCAAGACTTTCATTACCTTGATTGGCTTCCCCAGATTCGAATCCCAAAACGAGACTATTAGCACCCTGATTTACACGTCCTGATTTATACCCGATCGCCATAGATTGTATTCCCTGAGCACTCTGCCCGGATTGATACCCCAAAGCAACAGATTGTGTATTTTGACCCAACTGTCCAGATTCAAAACCAATTGCAATAGCCTGAGTGCCTTGGCTTGTTTGCCCAGATCTGTGGCCGATAGCCACAGATTGAGACCCCTGTGAAGTCGTACCCGATTGATTACCTACAGCCACCGACTGCATTTCCTGCGAGGTTTTACCGGATTCGAATCCAACAGCTACAGATTGAGTGTTTTGCGAAACTTCACCCGCATTATCACCAATTGCGACAGATTGTGTTGCTTGGTATGACTGCCCGGCATTGGAACCGATAGCTATTGAGAGCCCATTTTGAGACAACTCACCCGCCGTAAAACCTATAGCTACAGATTCGGGACCTTGTTTGTCCCGTCCCGCGCTATGACCGATAGCCACGGATTGGGAGCCCTGACTGGTTTTACCAGATCTATATCCAATGGATGTGGATTTATTTCCCTGAACCGACTGACCACTTTGATAACCCAGTGCACTAGCCTGCTCCCCTTGGTTAATCTGCCCAGTTTGAAATCCCACAGCTGTACCTTGATTACCCTGATTCGACTGACCTGCTTGAAATCCAAGTGCAAGTGTTTCGTCTCCTTGGTTCACTTCAGCCGTTCCGAATCCAAAAACAAGACTGTTATTACCCTGATTCACTCGTCCACATTTATAACCGACCGCAATTGATTGAGACCCCTGATTCGTCTGACCCGCTTGAAACCCTAATGCAATTGATTGTGTACCCTGAGCGACCTGTCCGGACTCAAAACCCACAGCAAGTGCTTGTTCACCCTGGCTAGACTGCCCGGATCTATATCCAATCGCAACCGATTGTGTTTTTTGGTTAATCTCTCCGCACTCCTGCCCAACGGCAACAGATTCCGCTCCCTGGCTCGTTTTACCCGCGTGATACCCCACCGCGACCGACCTCGCACCCTGTTTTAAAAATCCAGAATTGGCACCTACCGCGATCGCGTTTTCACCTTGATCCGTCTTACCCGCATCTTTGCCAATTGTAATTTCATTAAAATTATAGTTCACAGATGTGGGTGGAGTTGACGTTGTCTTTTTGGTATTGTCCTGATTAAGTTCAGCCAGATATACATGATTGAATCTCCCGGCATTACCAATGAAAGGCATAACTATTACATTAATCGGCGAATAAAATGCCACCCAATCCATTACGTATTCTAAACACATTATAGTTAATTACGTAAGCGGTGAGTTCGTTATCTAATGTACGATTTGTACCCTTTACTATATCTCTAATTACAATCTTTGCGTTATCTAAACGACTAAAATTACATGTCCCTGTTGGTTTATATTCAGAAGCATTTCTACAGAAATGATAGGCGAAATATCTAGTATATAGAGGACAATCCTGATCTTCAACAAAGCTGATAAGACCAAATTTTGAACTTATATAATTTTGTACAGTGTGAAAGTAAATTGGGGACATATTTTCAACAAGTGCTGTTCCGTTTAGATAAATATCGGCACCACTAAATGATAGTTTATCTTCTTCTATAATACCACCCTGCGCCGTGTAACCGAAGAAGATACTTTTCACGGGGTGATTAAATACGGAAATATCCAGTGTAGTTTTTGGAAGTTGGACATCACCCTTTACGTTTTGAACTTGTGTGATTATAAGATCCATTGGTGTTTTTATAAATTTATTGCGTTCTTCGGTATCCAAAAATACATAATTACCGTAACATTTTACACCAGACACATCTTGATTGGCAAAGGTTATTCTAATTTCAGCTTCATGAAACTGCAAAGCACAAAGTGGTAAAAACATATCGTTGTCACAAAAGAAAAAATGAAGTGGTAGAAATTTATTATTTGATTGTGATGTTTTGTTTAAAATTTCCTGTGCCTTTACAAAATTTTCAGCCAAATAGTTCTGCCATACATCTGAAATAAAGTCATATGGGTGTGAATCAATCTTAACACCGCCTATATATAAATCTATAACTGCACCATCAAATTTAGTTAAAAGATCTACACCTTCAAACCATACTGCATTTACAAGATCACCCCAAGTTGGGATAATTATGGTGTTGTCTTTTGTTGTAACTTCCTTTATGAGTCGTGGCGCTTGTGAAAAATTTGTATGTCGTTTGTATTTCATACTAAAGAGAGACGCCCCATCGTCACTTGTTATATAAACATCTTGCGCACCTTTGGACACGAGCTGAACTAATGCACCAGACATTTATTTATTGTTCAGATTATAAAAACAGACACTTTCCCTGAGGGAATTCGTCCTTTCTTTCCTGTTCAACTTTACCGTGAATTTTAAAACCACCTTGGCGATACACTTTCATCCTCTTGTAAAACATAGCTGTGAAGAGCGACCAAGGGTCATGAATATCATAAATATGTGGATTATTCTTCTTTCCCTTGGTTTCTCTCATTATACGACCTATACTCTGGGTTATATCAGACTTAGGGGACGCCAATATAACTGTATCCAGGGTTGGTATGTCTAATCCTTCGTGGGCTTGTGAGAAAGTTGCAAATATGATCTTTTTCTTGGAAGAAGCCTGGAGGTCGACCTCCTTCATTCCGCCCATGTAGAGACCCGAGTTTTTTGGAAAACATTGATGGAGCATCTCACAGTGTAAACGTCTGTCACTTAGAACAAGAAGCTGTCTTGTACCAGCTGAAGCCCTCTTGATCAATTCCACAAGCATCTGATTTCTCTTTCTATCTTCTACAATTTCCGTAATCATATTTGGCATGGACACTTTACCAAATCTTGTTGAAGGCGGTGGGTTCCTGTAATTGAATGATTCGTATGTAATGCTAAATACTTCAACCTGGTCCTGGTTCTTCCTTTCGACTGCAAAGAACGTGGGACCCATGAACCAATGGAGAACCTTTGTGAGACCATCCTTTCTTTCTGGTGTCGCTGAAAGTCCAAAGATGTGTTTGGGGCACATTTTGAAAAGAGATTGACTGAATACCTTAGCACATATATGATGAGCTTCATCAACTATGAGAGTTCCTATAGAATCAAAGTCACTGAATGAGTACTCCTTGAGGGAGAGTGATTGAAGCATAGCTATTACAAAGTCGCAATCAACCTCTTTCTTGTCCTGTTGAACGATACCTATTGTGGCACCCGGACAAAACTGCTGAATTCTCTCCCTCCATTGATCTGCCAGGAACTGTTTATGAACCACAATCATCGTACGATACCCCAATTTACATGCTATTGCCAGGGATACAGTGGTTTTGCCATACCCACATGGGAGTGAGAGAACTCCGTGACCCACCCTAATGGCTGCAGCGAGGGCCTCATTTTGGTGAGTTTCGTCTCGTAACTTACCAACAAATTTGGCTGTAGATCTTGCTGGTTCTGGGCGTCTATCCTCCCGGGGTTTTCCAACCCGACTAACTCCGTAGAATCTTGGAACGCACACTCCATTCTTAGCCGTTCGGAAAACCTTAAAAGGCGGAGGAGGAAATCCGTAATCGCCATTGACTACGGGTCTTACCGTAAGTTCTTTTTTAATTTCACTCACCGGTCCATCGGTAACGAGATATCCAGTCCGCGTCAACATTTAATATATTAAAGAATAGTAACTTTATATAAGTAGAATGCCATCTCTCAACATCGAAGAGAATATTAAAAAGTTACAGGACTCAATTGAAGCCACGTATCAAGAGCTTCATCGTCTCCAGGGGAGTCTTCGTGTGTTTATAGGATTGAAGGAAAACGGCTTAACCGTAATCGACATTCCCGAAAAGGAAGAAGAAGATGAGGAAGAAGAAATCAAGGAAGAGAAGTAATTGACACAATCTTCCAAGTATAGCCGCTATAATTACCAACATTCCATACACCCATGAAATCAATTTCGATTTCAACCTTATCATCCTTTATAAGGGACTGTACAGGGCGACCATCAACGTTGCACATCACTCTCCTATAACGGAATGGAACTTTTACTGTAAGAATATGACCATCAAGTGGATCATCTACGTGAGAATTTTTAATAAGCCATGATTTGCCCGTGTGCATTTGACGAATAAATTGAGAGCATTTTTCAGGAATGACCAAGCGAATATATTTTTTGTCGTTGTGGTCATACATGGGTTTATAAACTTTCGCCTCAAATT